TTAGTTTGTTCTGATTGCCTAACTCGCCTTGTGGCAGATAGTTTTCAAGAACAATAATTTCATCCATTTCAGGATCTGGAGTCATACCAACCCAATCTCTCCATTCATTTCTACGCATTGCAGCACTGTTGGTCATTTGTTGAGCAACCGTTGAAAGCTCTGTAATGTCGTATGAATACAATGAGCGTGGATTGAATTTGAAGTAGCGTGTGGTTGAAGTCAGTAGGTCTCTTGTGAGCGTCTGAGTGATCGTTGTTGCGATGCTCATGATGGTTGTATTCACAAAGTTGTTGTATTCTTCTTTGTTGAAATCTCCCACACCCAACACAAAAGCCGGAACACCTAACATTCCAGCTACTGTCTTCTTATCAATTTCTACTGACTCATTCAAAGCGATGTCATTCAAACTTAATGGCTTCACTTGTTCCACTTCCAGTAAAGCTTCTGGAACAATCCAAGGTTCACCGGACTGGCTTGTGGTCAGATATTTCTTAGCGATTTTCTCACGACCTTCCACTGTTCCAAGTTCCTCACTTGATGAATCTACCTTGATAATAAGGCTTGGAATATTTTTCCCATTCATGAAGCCTTTCTTGGTCTGTGTAGCCATGTTCAAATTGCGAACAATATCTTTCAAAGCAAATCTAAAACCGGTCCCAATATAAGGCCGGTCTGGATCTGGATTGATGGCAAAGTGGACCACTTCATCTGGATTGAAATCAGTGTCCCTAAAATGGATCATGTATGTCAGATCATTACTTTTGAACGACACTTCTGACATTGGGAATGGTCTGAGATTGCTTATGTAGTCAGTCATTGGATCATATTCCACATGTAGGACAGAATTCCCATCGCCAAACAAAAGCAAGTCTCTGACAATCTTGAAGATCCATGATTTCCGTGTCATGTGATCACAAGGGTTGATGTCAATCTTACGGGCTAACCCGTCCTTGATTCGTACATCACCGGATTTTGTATTCTCCATGAGCTGGATAGTCATATTTGAAACCATGTCAGCAATTTTATTGACAGCCATGATCACATCTGGATTTCTTGCCAGTGGAATGTAGCCATCACCGTCATACATGATGCCCAGATCTGAATTCCCAAAGCTTGTGAACATCGTCTGAGACTTGCCACGCTTGAACAATTTGTCAAAGATTCCCATATTTCTCACCTCCTTTCTATCTAATCAAAGTAAGCCATCACATTCTTATTCTTACCAAGGTTAGCAAGTGCCTGTATACAAGCAAAAACGCTCGCATCAAACAAGTCAATTCTTGCTGTACCGCCATCACCATCTAACTTTTCATACTGGACAGCGTCATCCACCTTTTCAATGGCTCTGACATTGCTGACACAATACTCATAAGCGTCCGAATGCACATAATAAAATTCTTTATTCTTCACTTTCAATTCAATTCTTCTGAATCCCTCTGATTTCAAATAGAATAGCTGAGGCTGGTCAATCATTTTGAATTTAGCTTGCTTCATTTTTAGCATGAACTCTCTACCAAATTTCCTGTCCATACCGACAGCAGCAATTTTGAAGCCCTTCTGTCTCATCTCTATGAACCATTTAACAATGTCATCATAGAGGACTGTTGGAGTGTTGCTCATGGTCAGCCATCCATCTGATTGCCATCCAAACAGTGGGATGCCATCATCATTGGCTTTCTTTTGAGCATTGACACGAGGGAAGAAAGCGTGTGTGATACAGATATCAACATCTTTTTCACCATCGTTATATACACCATAGAGAGCAGCAGCGGTCAAGTCATGCAGTCTTGAAAGGTCAGCTCCTCCATACCAGCGAATAGGAAGTCTTGCAAGCTCCTCGATGGTCCAATCATAACAGTCATCACTAGCAATAAACTCATCTGGATTGAAGTAAGCGTTCATTGAGTTAGTGAAGACATTCAATGTTTTGTTGAAAAACTCATTTCTGGTCTGTGGATCATTCAAGGCCTGTTCTGCTTCTTCCTTGAGAGCCTTGAGCGATACGGTCACACCCCATGAGGGATTGGCCATCTTCAACACATTCTCATCCAAGTAGTCTCCCACATCTCCATCAGTAGCCTGATTGGCTTTGCAGATGAAAATGAAGAATGAATCATCTTTGACTAGCTCTTTCAGGACCTTCTGACAATATTTCAGACGGTTAGCAAGGAAGCCTGTTGGAATGTCCCCGGCTGTTGAGATAACAAAAAGCATACTGTTCCGGTATGCTGACATTGTTTTCTTCATAAGACCGTATTTCTTTGAATTTCTCATTGTATGGGCTTCATCTAGGATGATGACATTCCCATTGAGAGAGTCAAGCCTGCTTTCATCATTGGCCAGTGCTTGGATAAAGAATGAACCCTCCTCACCAAAATTGGCAGTGATGGAATGTTCTTGGTTGTTATCTTTGATACGGATGTTCTTGTCATTCCATCGCTCAACATTGAACCTCAAAAATCCAAAGGCTTCCAAGGCTTGCTTGACAGAATTGGCTACAATATAGCATTTTGAACCGCTATCTGTATCTAGAATCTGATAAGCCAGAGCGATTGCAGCAGTGAAGGAAGTCTTGCCATTTTTTCTGGCAAGCATGATCAAAGCTTCCTTGAAGCGTCTCTCATTCGTTCCTTTGATGTAGAAGCTAAAGAGATTCACGACAACAAAATGTTGCCACGGTTGCAAGATCAATGGCTTATTACGGATAGAGACTGCAAACATATCATCACCCTGCTGATGGACAATTGTATGTTCAATGAAATGAACGACAAAATCAACCATGTCTTCATCCATCTCAAACTCTGGATTATCCAAGTCTCTCAGGAAGCGTGATGCTGCCAAAATGTTCTCTTCACAATGTTCTTCCTGATGGTCCAGAACGTGTTGAGCGTATTCTTTGGCTTTATCCACGTTACCCATCAGCTTTCACCCGTTTCTTTTTGATCTGGTCTTTAAATTTCAGAACCTCTGTGAGAACTGATCCATTGTCTTGCTCTACCACTTCACCAAGTGATTTGGGATTCATCATCAATTGATTGGAATAACTGAGTATATCTTTTCGTAGAATTTCCATTGCTGTGAGAATGGGGACCTTGCGCTCATTCTCAGCTCCTGCCTTATTCACATAGACATCTGTGACAGGATAACCCATATCAGCATAATCCTGAGCAAGTTTCTGATACTGATATAGCATGCCTGC